GTCATGTCCGCGTCTTCGACTTGGTCGATGGGTTGAAGACCGCTCTCTCGGCGCTGCTTGATCGCCTCGAACCACTCCTCCAGTCGCGTGGAGTGGTGCCAGATGTTCTCGTCAGGTACTTCGTCGTCAGGCAGCTCGAAGTAGCCGAGCACCTGCAGTGCCGCCGTGATGGCGACGGTCAGCTCGTGGGGGCACCTCGTGGCGTCTCGTCCGGGGAAGAGGGAGTCGAGGGAGCCTCCGACACGCTTGAGGGCTCCGATGATGCGGAGGAACTCACCGGAGCGTCCGAGTTTCCCGCTTCACGCTGCGGGGTCGTCATGTTGTCGAGGACATCGACGATCCGGCCGATCACCTGCGGAGGCAGGGACTTGACCATCGAGCGGGCTGGGAGCAGGCGCTTGCTGTGGTCGCACTTGCGGTGGTCCCAGGTGTCCTTGCCGTCGACCTTGCCAGTCGAGACCGCCCAGCACTCGCGCGCGGAGACGTAGATCTCGGTGATGCGCCGCTCCTCCATGAACAGGTCGAGCGTCTGGCGCTCGCGCCACTTCTCGAAGTACGACGTCTCCAGGTCGGCCCGGGTGAACTCCTCGGCCTCCTTGAGCGCCTCGCGCTGGGCCTTCTCCTGGCCGGCTCGGATGGCCTCCATGTAGGCGATCTGCGTTTCCTCCAGCTGCTTCCAGCGGGGGTCGTCCTCACCAGCACCGGCATCGCGCAGCAGTTGCGGCGCCCGGCGCATCTCCTCGACCTTCTCGCGCCACTCCGGGGAGGTCTCGATGTCGTTGACCACGTCGAGGTACATCTCCTCCACGTGGTGGTTGACCCAAGCCTGGCGGAGCTTCTCGTCGCTCATGAGCTGGACCTCGGCGTCGAAGGCTGCCCGCTCCGGGTTGTCCTTGTCGGCGAGGTCGCGCATCTTGAGCCCCCGCTGGGTGATGCCGTCGCGGCGGGCCTCTTCGATCTCGAAGGTGTTGAGTTTGTTGACCCAGATGAGGACCGCCTCGCCCTGTTCGTCAGTGCCGAGGTAGATCTCCTCGCCCTCGACGAACAGGTCGGTGACGCGCCGCAAACGAGCGTTGATGACGTCCATGTCTCCCCAGTTCCTTGGTCCAGTTCCATGCCCTCCCGGGCTTGAGCCGGGAGGGCGCCCCGAGGGGCCAGTTCCTGCGTCTGTGAGCGGTCAGGCGTCGAAGATGAGGAGGGTGCCCTCGTCCGACTCGTAGGGCAGCGAGACGGTCATCTTCTGCAGCACGCGGCCCTGGTAGCCGGGCGCGGAGAAGCGCGCGTCCGGGACGTGGAGGCGCTTGATGACGTCGCCGGTCTCGGGGTTCTTGATGACCACGTCGAGCTCCAGCGGGACAGCCGTCGCGGTGCCGAGCACCTTGGTGGTGTCGGAGACGCCCGAGGTCTTGCGCAGCAGCGCCATGAGGTCGGCGTTGTCGCGGGGCTTGATGTCGATCGAGCCGTTGACGGCCGGCACCTCGAAGTCCTGGGCGACGGCGTAGTAGTTGCCGAACTCCTCGTCCTTCTCCAGCTGCACGCGCCAGTCGACGTTCACCGACTGCACCGAGTTGAGGCGGTTGGGCTGCGAGCCGGCACGGTCGGCCGGGTCGTAGCCACCGACGTAGATCTCGATGTCGCGGCCCTTGACCGCGGCGGGCTTGATCGTGGTGTCGGGGTGGACGTCCTGGGGGTAGCTGACGACGTCCGGGGAGGAGTAGATGACGCGGATCTCGGTGCCGACCGGGACCGGGTCGGAGAGCGTGATCGTGGTGATCCCGGCGCCCTCGGTGATGGTGGCGTAGTCCTCGGTGTAGTCGGCGCCGAACGCGAGCCGCTTGTCGCCCACGGTGACGGCGAGAACGCGGCGGGCCTCGCCCTCGGCGACCTCGTAGGCCGGGTGGGCGGTGACGATCTCCTGGCCGGCAGCGTTGGTGCCTTCGGCGATCTCAACGAACGTTGCGCCGGGGTTGTAGAAGATCGTGTCGCCGCGCAGGGTCGCGGTCTGGGTCGCGTTGTCCCGCAGCCCGAAGCGGTAGGACATCTGCTCCAGCGTCAGGTAGGGCAGCGCCACGGAGGCGGTCACCTGGAACGGCAGCGGGGCCTTCTCGCCGGCCTTGAACTGCGAAGCGATGTCGAGCGGCAGCGACCGGGCGAGGTCGATGCCGGTGGTCGCCGGGTCGTCGCCGGGGACGAGGAGCTCCTCGACCTCGGTGGACACGTCGAACGACTCCAGGGTGAAGGAGAGGTCCGGGACGTCGCGCACCGTGGCGACGGACTTGTAGTTGCCGAGCTCGTTGATCTTCTCGGTCGGGATGTTGAGCTGTCCGGGGCCTCCGGTCTGGATACGGTCGATGACCGCAACGCCGTTCCCCACGTGCAGGATCTGACCGCCCTTGATGGCCACGGGTGGCTCCTCTCGCCTTTCGTTGCGCCTCCAAGAGCGCCTTCACGAGGGGACTTCGACACGTCGGGGAACGGCCGTTACCAGAGCCGGTACTCGCCCCCACTGAAGTTGCGGGCCGGGGTGATCCCCCGACCGAGGGCCTCCCGCGCGAACGCCTCCCCGTTGGCGATCGCCGCCTGGGTGAACTTCGGGTCATTGGCAACGCGCTCGTAGGCGCGCATAGGGCGGATCTCGCGAGTGGGATGGAAGACCGGAAGGCCGCTGGGGCGCCCCCCACGTCCGCGCCGCAGCGGCTGGTACATCTCCTCGCCCGGGTTGCCCCGCTGCCTGCCGCCTCCGAGGGAGGACCACTCGTTCCCGGCCGCGGAGAACTGCCACTGGCCTTCACGCACGTTCGTGCCCCAGATGCCCTGCAGCTCCAGTGACAGGAACGAGCGCTTGGTCCAGGTCTTGGCCGAACCCTCCTCGATGGTGCGCCAGTACTTGGCGATCGACTGGTCGAGGTGGAACGGGTCGCCGACGCCGACGTGGTCGAACCCAAAGATGGCGTTCTTGGGGTGGAGGGTGGCGTTGACCAGCCGGCCCGACTTCACCGCCTGGCGAAGGATGCTGTTGTCGATGACCTCCGCGACCTGCTGCTGCATGCTGACCGCCAGGGCGCGGTTGCGGCGATAGAGCTCCTTCTGCGCGCCCGGGATGAACCGGCCGGTCTCGGCGTCGCGGATGTTGAACTCGGGGGTCTGGATGTTGATGTAGAACCCGGCGTGCGGGCCTCTGTTAGTCGGCATCGACGAGCTCCGTTCGCAGGTTCTCCATCTGCTGGGAGAGGCGGGACATGAGCTTGAGGGCGTCCTCGTTGACCATGGAGCCGTCGTCGATCGACGCCTTGAGCATGTCGATGCACACGTCGTGGTAGGCCCCGACCGCGGTGAGGATGCGCCTGCGCAGCTCGCGCTGCTCGTCGGCGTTGAGGTGCCGGTAGACGTTGGCCTCGATGTAGGTCATCACGTTGCCGATGAGCCGGCGTCGCTGCTCGTTGAGCATGTTGCGCGCGAACTGCATCACACCACCTGCTGGACGTCGTTGAAGTAGGCGATGGCGGTGACCTTCACGACCTGCCAGCGCAGCGGCATGGCCGTCTCCGGGGAGACGCGGTCGACGTCGTCGAGCTCGATCTTCCAGCCGGGCACGGGCGCCTTGGTGGACTGGTCGACGACAGGCAGCCACCGCTGGGTGCCGGCGAGGCGTCCGAGCAGGATGTCGCGGATGTCGCTGGCGAGCGCCACGGCTGCGGCGTCAGTGTCTTGAAAGACGTCGATGAAGATCGGGTACTCCTGGGAGGAGAAGTAGCCACCCATCTCCTCGAGCGAGGGGGTGTACTCGTCGCCGAGGGTGATCGCCACGGTGCCAGCGGTGACCCGGTCGGTGAGCTGGCTGCCGGCGATGGCCGCGACGCGGATGACCTTGGCGGGCTTCGCACCGAACGGGGTGCGGGCCGCGTCGGTCCACCCGAGGTTGGTCAGGTGGTGCGTGACGTGGTCGGCCACGGTGTGGTGGACGTGGCGCGGGGCGTGTCGCAGATATGTCATCAGGATTCGCCCTCCGCGAGGCAGATGACGCTCCACACGTCGATCGAACCGAGCGCTACGGGCGGCTCCACGGTCGAGCGGTGGTAGATGTCTCCCCCGGCCTTGACGTAGGAGAAGTCCTTCACCTGCTGCCAGTCGGGGTCGAGCATCGTGAGGATGACGCGGGCCGGGATGTAGACGCCGAACGTCTCGGTCTGCGGGGCACGGTCCTGGTACTCCACGACGCAGTCGACGACCTTCGTCTCTCCCTCGCGGATGTTGGTGACGCGGTCGTCGGGGTTGAACGGGACGCCCTCGTCGTCGACGTCGCCAACGGCCTCGGAACGGGCGTTGAAGTAGAAGGTGACCTTGTCCTCGGGGCGGGTCGGCTCACCGAAGCCCATGGCCTTGCGGATGCCGTCGAGGACCCGCGCCTCGTCGAAGGTGGGCGGCACGAACTTGGTCATCGTCAGCCCCTGTACTCGTAGGCGTACAGCCCGCCCGTTTGCGTGATGCCCCCGCCGCGCGCGAGGTAGTTGTCGAACACCGCCACCACGGGCCGGGCCGCGGCCTGGGCGTTGGCGACGAGCCCGTCGAGGCGCTCCTTGAGGAACGCGAGCTCGTCGCGCAGCAGGTTGGCGCTGCGCTGGATCTCGAACTCGGCGGGGCCGGCCTTGTAGCGCTCGCTGGTGAGCAGGGACCGCAGGCTGGCGCGGATGATGCGGATCGAGGTGAAGATGACCACCAGGGCGGCACCGGACGCGGAGAGATCCTGCGAGGTCTCCCAGTCGTCGCCGATGTCTTCGAGGCTGAGCGTCGGGAAGAAGCCGTAGAGCTGGGCCTCAGCGAAGCCGTCTGCGAGGCTCGCGGTCAGGTCGACGTCCTCGGTGGAGGGGAAGATCTCCTCGAAGGTTCCGGGCACCGCCAGCTCCCGCTTGAGGGCGGGTACGAGGTCGGAGATGGCGGTCATGCTTCCGACTTCGACTCGCACGCACGAACGCCCCTCCAGCGTGCGGCTGGAGGGGCGTTCGGTAGGCCATCGAACCCGCGTTCAGACTACCGGCGCGGTGGGGCGGAGGGCTGCATCTCGTCGTAGGTGGGCATGGACCCGCCGATCGGCCACCGCGTCTGGATGACCTCGTCGAGGTACTCGATCTCGGACTTGCTGGCGTCGACCTCGACGACCATGGCCTTGAGTCGACGGACGTTGACCTGACCGAGCTGGTCGACGGTGGCGCGGAAGTCGGCCTGCTCCAGATCGAAGATCGCCTTGAGGTCGTCGTCGGACAGCTCCTCGGGCGAGGGCAGGTGGTTGCCGGACTTGTCGACACGGACCAGCATGCCGTTGCGGAAGGGGTTGTTGTCGACCATGCGCACGGCTTCCTCGGCCAGCTCGCGGTCGTCCTGGGAGATCCGCAGCCGGCTGCCCTTGCCGACGATGGAGATCGTCTGGGGTCGGCCCTGGCTGTTCTCGATCGTCAAGCTCACTCGACCTGGGATCGTCGACTCCCAGATCTCCCGCACCTTCGTTGCGGCCATGTCCACTACCTCCTGTGTCGTCCCCTCCATTGAATCGGGGGCGTCTATGACTTTCGCTACGGCGACGAGCCGTCACCGTTGTGTCATCGACTTCGACAGCTCACGGCTCCAGCGGAAGCTCCGGCTGCTGCGGCTGGGGCTCCAGCGACTCCAGGTAGGAGATGCGGGCCTGCACCACCGACAAGATCGCGTTGTCGCTGATCACCATGGGGCGGGCTCCGGTGTCGGGGTTCTGGTCGAGGGTCTCGGTGTCCTTGGCGTAGCTCCAGGACTGCACCCACTCCTCGTTGCTGGCGAGGAACCACATCTGGTCCCGCGCCCACTGGTCGGGGTTGAGGACGCCCTCGGCGGCGGCTGCGGCTGCTACGCGCAGGCGCAGGCTCTCGGACTCGACCATCTGGCGGGTGCTGTTGTAGTTGGGCATGGTGGCCTCCTATAGGTCACGTCTTGATGATGTAGTTGATGGCCAGCACGGGGTGGACGTTCCCGGCGTTGCCCGTCCCATCGGTGTTGATGATGTGGGTGTGGAGCTGGCTGTTGTAGCCCGTCCCCGAGGCCCCTTGGTTCCAGATTCCTGCGGTACCGAGGTTTCCGCCCGCGACGCCGTAGATGGCGTGCGAGGGCGTGGGGTGGCTGTGGTAGTTCGACTCGGTGGTCGTCGCGCCGCTGTGGTTGTGGGCCTGCATCTGCTCGTGCCCGAACTTCTGGCCGACCGTGTACGTGTTCCCGCCAACGGCGGGCACCGCCGACCCGACGCCGATCGGGGAACGGCCCCGGAAGTCCGGCAGGTAGTAGTTGGTGCCGCTATGGGTGCCGTAGGTGTCGCCCAGACGGGTGGCCAAGGCCGGGTAGGTGGCGGAGCTGAACGTGCGTCCATCGCACGGCAGGTATCCGGCCGGGACGGCGGTCAGCGCGGCGGGCCACATCTGCAGCGCCCCCGTGGGAACTCGTGGATCAGGCGCGCCGAACGGGGTCAGCTCGACCCGCTGCCACGGCCCGGCATAGCTGTTGTCGCCCGTGGAGACCCACACGGTTCCGGCGTACGGGCCCTTGCGCACGTGGACCATCGCGCCCGTGAGCAACCCGGAGTCGTTGGCGTCCTTGGCTCGCAGCCAGATGCTGGGTCGGGCGACCCACACGCCGCAATAGGGGCCGTCGTTGAGCACGAGCACGCGGTCGCCGTTGTCGATGTAGGCGCCGTTGACCTCGCCGAGCCCGCTGGGGGCGAGGACATTGGGGTGGGCGTCGATCGCGCAGGCGACGCTGATCTTCGAGGGGACCTGGGTGAAGCGGTAGGAGATCTCGCCGGCAAGCTCGGCGATCCGAGAGGCAAGGCTCACGTCACACCAGGCCGGCGTTGAAGATGGCGACGAAGTCGGTCTCCGGGTTGCCGATCTCCGACCGGGAGTAGACGGAGATCTCGTCGCGTACGTCGGCCTCGGTGGCGTCGGCGAGGATCGCGCGGCCTACCGAGCCCGTGGTGAACACCCTGAACGCGTCGGCGCCCGTGGACAGGATCACCTGGTTGGCCGCGGTAGTGAGGCCGGCCAGCGCGGTGAGGGTCGCGTCGACGTCCTGCTTGGCGTCGAGCGCGGCCTGCTGGGCGGTGGAGACCGGCTTGTTGGCGTCGGAGGTGTTGTCGACGTTGGCGAGGTCGACGTCGGTCTTGGTCAGGGTGACGGCGCCGACGCGGCCGGCGACCGAGGTGACGTCACCGGAGGCGGTGACCTCGACCCAGTTCTCCAGCGTGGAGGCCGGGGAGGCGGCGAGGAAGTAGGTGCGGCCGGTGTCGGAGCGCTTGGCGACGTCGCCTTCCTCGGCCGTCAGGTCGAGCATCTCGGCCTCGGAGGCGACGATGCTGACGTTGGTGACGGCCAGCGGCGGCAGCGCAGCCGAAGGCACGGTGCCGGTGAGGTTGGCGGCGTCGGTGCCGGTGGCGAAGTAGCCGAGCGAGGCGGCGTCGGCCTTCTTGTCGAGCTCGACCTTGAGGCCGGCCGGGTGCACGGCGCGGGTGTTGTCGGTGCCTGCGGTGGTCTCGGCGGCGGTGGCCAGCTCCACCGTGCCCTGGACGGTCTCCGAGGCGGCGGGCACGTCGACGTCGCCGCCACCGGAGGGCTTGGCGTTGATCTCGTTCACCGCGTCGACGAGGTTGCTCTTGGCGGCGGTGGTGAGGCCCGACAGGTCGGTGGCGTTGCCGTTGATCAACGTGCGTACGGCCTTGAACTCCGTCGCGACGCGCGTGGTCAGGTTCAGCAGGTTCGTTGCAAGGCTCATCAGAGCAGTCCGTTCTCGAAGATCAGGGTCAGGTCAGCGATGTCGAGGTCCCACTCACCGGGAGGCCCGGGTGGTCCTTGCGGTCCCTGCGGCCCAGAGGCGCCGAGGGCAGCGACGGCAGGCCGGGGCGCGGCGACGTCGGTCACGACGGGCCGCGGGCCGGCGACGGGAGTGATGTCGTGGGCGGGGCCGGCGACGACGGTGAGGCCGCGCCCGGAGGCGGTCACGGGTCGCCTCGCGTGACGTTGACGCTGACCTTGACCTTGCCTTGAAGGAGCCGGTAGACGTACCCGCCCGCGCTCTCCAGCTCCAGGTCGTAGCCGCCCTGGGCGATGACCAGGGTGTCGGTCAGCTCGTCGGGCAGCAGCACCTGCACGGTGCCGCTGGGACCTCCCAGGACGATCGTGCCCGCCTCGGACGTGGCCTCCAGCAGAACCTCGTCGGCCTTCACCGACTGCCGCACCTGCATGCGCGCGGTGTAGCCAGTCAGGTCGATCGGGTCACCGAGAGAACCGTCCTCGAGCGTTTCTCGCCACAGCCACGTCCGGTCGAACGTGGCCCCCTGCTCGACGTAGAGGTCCTCAACCTTCGCTGCCACGTCAGTGCGTCCCGAAGTCCCGCGGGTGGTCCTCGGGGCAGGGCTCCTCGACCGGCACGTCCTGTGCCGTCATGGTCACCTCGGCGGCGACGTGGGCGTCGACGGGCGCCTGGACGGACACGACCCTCGCCAGGGTCTCCGAGGTCGTCAGGGACGGCCCCGTGCCTCCCGTGGCGGCGTCGGAGGCGACCGAGCCGAGGATGGACAGCAGGCCCGCCATGCCGGCGACCGACACGACGCCGATCCAGTCGGTGTCGATGAGGCCGGTGCCGTTGCCGACCAGTACGGAGATGGCTCCGTAGGCCACCGACTTCACGCCCCGCTCGAAAGCGGCGCGCCAGAACTCTGCGCTGTAGATGCTCATGCCTCGTCCTCGTCTGTGAGCAGGTTGTCGATCTCGGTCTGGGTGGCGATGTCGGTGACCTGCGCGCGAAGACGACGCAGCAGCAGGTTGGCCTTCTTCTCGCGCTGGCGAGAGCGCTCCTGGGCGGCGATCAGGCGGTCGAGCTTCTGGTTCATCCCTTGGAGCAGGGCGTCGTACTGGGACATGTCGTCCTCCGGTGGGTAGGGCCATACGGGTCGCGGGATCGGCTTGAGCTGGGGGCCGTCGTCGGCGCCGTTGTTCTTGAGCCCGTTGCGGCCCTGCAGGTAGGCGCTCTCCTGCGCCTTCGCGCCGGCAGCGAGCCGCGGGTGGCCGATGACCCCGGCGTGGATGTGGTGGGGCCAAGGGCCCTGCGCGGGGGTGCGGTGCCACGCGAACATCCCGGCCTTGCGCAGCGCCTTGACGCACTTGGCGTGCCCGCACCAGCGCAGGTCGACCACTCCCCCGCCGTCGTGGGTGCCGGCGCTGTTCACGTCGCCGGCGCCGCCCTGGTAGGAGCCCTGGGTGATGGTGAACTCGTGCCCGGCGATCGACTCGGCGTGCTCGATGCACGCGCGGGTCAGGGCGTCAACGTTCGTTCGCCCGCGCCACGCTCGTCGCTCGAGCCGAGGGTCCGCCTTGCCTGCCATGACTGGTACTTCGACCAGCGGACACAGAGAAGCCCCCCCGGGAGACCCTCATCACCCGGGGGGGCTTCTTCTTTGGTGCGGTGGGATCAGACAGTCCCGTCCACGATGCGGCGAGCGCGGTCGGGGCGGTAGATCAGACCACCACAGTCCATGCGACCCCGCACGTGGCGGTAGTCGACGGTGTTCTCCGACCAGGACTTGGTCTGCATGCCGCCGTACTTGGCGAAGATGCCGACCGTCCCACCGAAGACCCAGAGCTCGTTGTCCGGGATGTAGGAGTTGTCGTTCTCGTCGGTGTAGTTCTGGATGCGAACCACGTTGGCGCCGCGGTAGACGCCGAGGCGACCACGACGGCGGATCTCGGCGGTGGCCTCCGGGTCGAACAGAGCGGCGGCGTCGGTGACGACGTCGCTGATCTTGTCGATCATGGTGGCGCGGCCGAGGATCGTGACGGGCGGCATGGTGCCGTTGTTGGGCGTCACCACGTCGTTGACCTCGCGCACGGCGGTGTCGAGGATCTCCTTGGTCAGGCCCGTCGACGCGTTCACGTAGTACGGGCTGGACGAGGGGATCGCCGCCTGCAGGAGGTTGAACATGCGGCGGTTGACCTCGGCGTCGAGGCGCTGCAGAGCGAGGTCCGCGAGCTCCTCGATGGTCTCGGCGTAGCCGGCGCGCAGCTTGTCCTCGAACTCGGAGACGTGGAAACCGATCGTGTCCCGGGGGACGTCGAACCGCTCGGTCTTGAGCTGCGTCTCGTCGATGTAGCCGCCACGGGCGGTCCAGAACACCTGCATGCCCCGGCGCTCCGAGATGGTCACGGTGTCGAACTCGCCGACGTTCCGCGTCTCGAAGTAGGTGGGGAACAGGTTGTCGAACTGGAATCCGTAGTCGAAGCGCTCGGCCAGGATCGCGGCCTGCTCGCGGTGCCACGCCTCGTTGCCCCAGTTGGCCTGGGCCTCGGCGTTGAGCGCGGCCTTGGCCCGCTCATAGGCAGCGATGTCGTCTGCCTTGGGGCGACCGAACGGGTCGACGGACGACCGAGCGTCCAGCATGGTCTTCACGGTGCTCATGTGTTGGTCACCCCTTTCAGAAAGTGACGACTGCTTCGCAGTAGTCGGTGGACACGTTGGTGACGGTCAGCCACGCGCCGGCCGCGTCAGCGGCCTTCGCCCAGCGGGTGCCGTTCCAGCCGAGCGAGTCGCCCACGGCGACGCCGGTCAGATCGACCATCTGCACCGCGCCCTTGGACCGGGTGCCCCGGTTGTAGGCGGGCGTGTTCTTGAACCAGACCTTGGTGCCGACGCCGGCCCACATGGTCGAGAGCTGGTCCTTCTTGGCGGTGCCGAGGTCGAGCGAGTCGTGACCGAGGAGCCCGGTCTCGAAGACGCCCGAGATGTGGCTCTCCTCCTGCACGAGGAGCCCGCGCAGGCCGGTGATCGGCGCGGCGTCAGCAGCGCTCACCTTGAGGAAGCCGGGGTTGGCGGGGTCGAGCTCGACGGCGGTGCCGAGGAGCAGGGGGTCTCCGGTGGCGGGAGTCTTGAAGCGGCCCTCGCGGGTCGCCATGGACTCGTCGCTGCGCCGGAAACCGAAGTTGAGGCCGTAGTCAGAAGCCATTGATCAGCCCTCCTGGCTCACGTAGCGACGCAGGAGGAACCCCTTGGCAACCGACTCGGTGCCGGTGTCGGCAACCTGCTGGCCGGCCATCGCGGTCTCGCGCGGAACGACGGTGGTGGTCTTGGTCGTGGTGGTGCTCGTGGACGCGAGGTCGTTGAGGTAGCCCTCGAAGTCCTCGTCGACCATCGCGACGATGCGCGCGATGCGCTTCTCGTCCTCGAAGAAGTCGTCAGCCAGGTGGCTGGCGGTCTCCTTGGCCTTGGCGATCCGCTCGTCCTTGCGGGCAGCGGCCTCCCGCTCGGTTTCGATCTGCGCCTTGAAGTCCTCCAGGGACTTCTCGGCATCGGCGGCGCGCTGCTCGGCAGCCTGCTTGGCGCTCTCGGCGACGTCGAGCTTGGTCTCCAGCTCGCTCTTGACCGAGACCAGCTGGTCGCGCTCGGCGGTCAGATCAGCCGTCTCCTTGGCCACGCGGTCACTGAGGATCGCGATGTGCTCGTTCTCGGAGTACGTCTTCTCGTCTGCCATGCCTCCTCCTCACCTACTCGTTGTGGGTCGAGGCATCGGGCGGCTCGACCAGCTTTCGGTGAGGGACTTCGGCACGTCAGCGAATGACGTGGAGAACGCGCGTTGGAATGGGGTCGAGGAACGCCGGAAGGTGCGTTACGCCACCGGGGTCAACGGTTGGCCCACTGCAGGACGGCGGTGGCCAGCTCGGTGGCCTGGGCGTGGGTGAGGTTGTCGAGCTCGGCGGTCTCGGTGGCGGCTGCGGCCTGACGCACGACGTCGGCCTCAGCGTTGGCCCAGCCGGGTCGCACGGGCGGGACGATGACCGCTCCCCCGAGGAAGATGGGGTCGACGAAGCGGCGCACCGACGCGCGTTCGCGCAGGTGCGAGCAGGTCTTGCCGGCGTCGTAGTCGCCGTAGTCGAACTGCTCCCCGCACCCGGCGTCGCCGACGCAGGCGACCTGTCGGGAGATGCACTCCATCGAGAAGTAGAGGCCGCGGTCGGCGGCTGCCTTCTCGATCGCGTCGGTCTGCTGGGGGAACAGGAAGCGCCACACCGCGGCGGTGGTCTCGATGTGGTTGCCGACCGCGGGCTCGGTGGCGGCTGCCTCGCGGCCGGCGACGAGCGAGCCGTCCATGAGCGAGCCGATGATCTGCCGGTCGTCGTGGAGCCAGTTGAGGGGACCGCCAGCGACGGTGTTCTGGCCCAGCTCCAGGTCGGCGGTGGTCCACATGGCGCCGTTGCTGTTGGGGGTGTCGGCCTCGACGAAGCGTCCGCGCAGGTAGGTGAATCCGGCGTTGGCCATGGCGATCTCTCGCACGGGGCCGGTGATGACGGTGCGCCCGGACTTGGCCTGCACCACGAACGCCTTCTCGGTCTCCACGCCGGCCGGAACGGTCGTCCCAACGGGCGTTGACGGACGGCTCGCGTACTTCGCTCGGAGCTGGTCTCGCAGGTCGATGCTCATCTCTCAGCCCTTCGGGTTGCCCTTGGCCGTGCGGCCCTTCACCTGTCCGTCGACGGACTGCGGGGAGTCGCCGCCACCCTTCGGCCGGCCACCTCGCGCGCCGGACACCTGGGCCGGCTCCTCTTCCTTTCCTTCGGCTCCGTCGCCGCCCGGCATCCCGGACGCGGAGAACGGGACCTGGGTCTTGAAGATGTCGTCGAAGGTCTCTTCCTCGAGCTCGCGGCGCAGCGCCTCGGTGGCCTGGTCGAACCCGAAGTACTCGAGGGTGGATTCGCGGGAGAGCTCCTTCTGGGTGCGCAGCGCGAGGATCGCCCGGACGGTCTCGCCGTCGTTGTCGAGCTGGACGTTGCGCGGGGTGAAGGTCAGCTTGGGCTCGTCGTCGAAGATGCCGGCGTTGGCGGGGTGCTCGATCACGCGGCGCGCGATGTGCTCTTCGAGGGAGCGCTTCATCATGTGCCGGCGCGTCTCCAGCAGGCGCCCGATGCCGCGGGCGATCGTGAGCGTCGACTCGTTGCGCTGGCCGCTGGAGGCGATGGCCATGGCGCCGAGTGCGCGGGCCATGATGCGCCGGTCGAGGGTGTCGTACTTCGCGCCGTCGAGGACGTGCTCCTGGTCGGGGGTGATGATGTCGATGGTCAGGCGGTGGTCGCCGATGACGACGGGCAGCTTGGCGACGACCTTGAAGTTCTCCTGCAGGTTGTCGAGTTCCGCCTGCGCGGCCGGCTCCTCCTTGGAGCCCTGGCGCACGAGCAGGATGTAGTTGGCGGCGCCGACGAGGTTGACGCGGTCGGCCTCCATGAGCTGCTGCTTGAGGTCGAGCAGCGGGAAGACCGACTTGAGCCGGACCATCGGGAACCGCTCGTAGGACAGCTTGGTGCGGGTGGAGCGGAACACGCTGCCGGGGTTGATCAGCAGCAGCCGCTTGGGGTCGACGCCGATGGTGCCGAGGTACTCGTTCTCCTCCTTGTCGAGCCCGGTGACCGGGCCGAGGGTGAACTCGCGCAGCACCGGGTCGCCGTAGGCGTTGTCGTAGGACGCGACCGCGGCGGCGTACTCGTCCTTGGTGGCGTACCACGCGAGGCGGTCCTGCCCGAACGGGCCGGGGCGCAGCGGGACCACCCGGCTGGGGTCGAGGTAGGTGAGTGCGCGCGGGCAGGTGAGCGCGACCTTCTTCTTGCGCTTCACTCCTGCGGCGGTCTTGCCGCGCACGGTGTAGGTGTGCCGCCCCCACCACACGCCGACCACGACCTGGGAGTGGATGAACTCCTCGCGGTGCCACTGGCGGGCGAACTGGTCGAGGTTGAGGTCGCGCGCCATCTGGTTGAACACGTCGGTGGCGTCCGGGTCGCCGGACTCCCACTGCACGCCCTGGAGGATCAGGCCCTCGGTGACGTCACAGACCCCGCCGACGACGTCGTCGTTCTCGACGGCCTTGCGGGCAGTCGCCATGAGCTGGAACGGGTTGTCGGGGGCGACGTACGCCTGCCGGTTGTACAGCGACGGCTTGGCCCGCTGGGTGCTGACCCAGTTGGCGATCTCGCGGCCGGCCTTGTCGGCGAGGCGGGCGACGGTGGCGTCGGAGACGGCCCCGCCCGTGGCGTTGATCCACGGGGCGTGCTCCCCGGTGCCCTTGTGCACCTGGACGGTCACTTCATCAGCTCCATGTCTTGTCGCTGGACCTCGATGAGGCGCGAGGCGGTCTTCCACTGGCGGTCGAGCTCGGCGAGGAACCGCTCGACCTGCTGGGTGCGGATGCGGGTGTACTGCCGAGAGGCGCCCTCGACGCGGTGCAGCAGCACGGCCATCTCGGTCAGGCGCGCGGAGTAGCCCGAGCACTCGCGCAGCACCTGGTCGGGCTGCTTGCGGGAGAAGGACCGGATCGCCGCGGCGATGAGGTCCAGCTCCTTCTCGATCTCCTCGCGCGGGCCCAGGTGTCCGGGCGGGCCGAGGGCCTCGACGGGGTCGTAGATCGCTTCGGCGAGCGAGATCGGCGACGTGAAGTCGCGGTCTTCGCTCATGGCAGTCGAGGGCATGTGAGCTACTTCGACCAACGCCAACGAACGTCGACGAACTACTCTCAGCCGCATGCGAAGGGTGTGCGGAGGGTGCGAAGGCATGGGCGCGCACTGGCGCTGGTGCCCCGAGATCGTGGGCCTGGGCGCCTCGATCGCCGGCCGTCAGGCCGAGGAAGCCGAGGCCCTCGGGGACCGCGTGGGGGCCAACGAGATGGGCGCCTCGAACCACCTGTGGATCGCTGCCGGGATGCTGCGCACGCGGGCACTGAGCCTCGCTGCGGAGTACCAGGAGCGGCACGGCACGAGGCGTGACGGGAAAACCGCGTAGGCAATGAGGACGATGTAGGTCAGGCTTGGCCTATGGCCGACCGACTGCACGACCACCTGACGCTGGGGAACCGCCCCGGCTGCGTGGCGTGCGCGCAGACCGAGGCGGACCTTGCCCTGTCACGGGCCAGCGCCGAGCGTCAGCGATCCCTGTCGCCTCATGCGTGAAGGGATCTAGGGATGGCCGCGAGCGCCCAGCCGTTCGGGTACTTCGGCCGCACCGGGCACCGGGGTTTCAGCCGAACCTCGCCAGGACGGGCTCGCGCTTGACCGACAGGTTGAGCGCGGCCTCGATCGCCTGCAGCTGCTTGCCGGCGATCATCATCTTCGCGGCGTCGAGGGTGTGGAACGAGCCGCCTCCGTAGCGGGTTTTCAGCCCCGCTGCGGAGCCCTCGTCGCGCACGTACTGGATCTCCTGGCCCTGCCACTCGGTGAGCAGCTCGCGGTCGTAGGGCAGCTCGATGCGGCCCATGTCGACGATCTTGCGCAGCTCGTCGGTGGCGAACTCGACGACGTTCTTCTCGATGACGGCGTCGAGGGCGGTCTCCTTGCCCTTGAGTTCGCGGTCGTCGAACTCGACGGCCAGCTTCTGGGAGAACCCGTAGCCGCGGATGCGCCGGCTGACGTGCTCGGGGGTTCGGCGCAGGTGCATGGCGGTGCCCACGGCGTCGGGGTCGAGCTCCTGCCACAGCGGCAGGCCGTTGCCGGTCTTGTCCATGGCGAGGATCTGCATGCGGTCGCCGTAGAACCGGAACACCTCGCGCACGGCGTCGGCTTGGTCGGCTGCGGAGATGCGCATCATGTGAACGCGCGTCAGCAGGCGCAGCAGGTCGGCGCCCTTGTCCTTGGGGTGCTTGGTCACCCCGAACACCAGCAGCTCGGAGGGGTCGCGGGTGAAGCCGATGTCCATGCCGGCCCAGTAGGACGAGTACTGCTCGTGCAGGTGGGTGCCGGGCAGCTGGATGAACGGTGCGATCGCGCCGCCCGAGGAGCGCAGCAGCTCGTCGTTGATCTTGATCTGGGCGTAGAGCTGCTCGTTGTACTCGGTGGCCCAGGAGTCCTCGTTGATGCGCACGCACGCGAGGAGGCGGGCGAGCACGAAGACGGGGTTGGTGGCGTCGCCGTGGTCGCCGTAGATGTTGCGGCGGTAGTCGACGTTGTCCTGGGTGCCGCCGTAGATGGCGATCTTGGCGCGGCGCTCCTCCGGGCCCCACGACGGGCGGTGCATCGCCATGTAGCGGTGGACGTAGAAGGGCAGGTCGGGGTCCTCGCCCATCGTGTACTTGTAGTAGCGGTCGCGGATGCCTCGCGAGACCCCATGCACGCGCCACTGGGCGCCGGGAGTGCCGGCCTTCATGGTCTCGATCAGCTCGGTCCAGCCGGCGTCGGGGAAGTCCTGGCCCTCGTCCATCTCGATGACCAGCGGGTGCATGCCCTTGACGCCTCGACCGTCGCGGTTGGGCAGGCGGGAGATGATCCGGGCGTTGTTGATGAAGTGGGCCTGGAACTGCGGCTGGTGGTTGATCCCCTGGCCGCGGGTGGCGGGCAGCATCGCCGAGCCGAGGCGCGTGGAGCGGAACAGGTGCTCGATCTTGTCGGTCACCGGGCGGAGGTGGTTGAGCTCCGGGGCGGTGATGAGCATCTCCTGGCCCGGGAAGTGGAACGGGAACGCGTAGGCGCGCATCATGATGCCGACCGACTTGCCGACCGCTCGGCCGCAGTGGTCGATCTGGAACGTGGACTCGTTGCGGTACCAGACCCACTGGTAGTCCCACAGCCGCCAGCAGCCGTCGGGTTGCTCCTCGTCGACCCAGGAGAACTCGGCCATCTCGACGCCGGACGGGTCGTCGAGGATCGCGGCCAGGTAGAGCTCCTCGTCGGTGAGCATCTCGATGGCGCTCATGCCTGCCCCCTCTGCGAACGGGCGTTGACTAGGCGCCCCACGCGGGCGGACCCGAACCCCGAGAAGCGCTTCCAGACCCCTACCGACAGCGAGGGCTGGGCGACGAACGCGGCGTCGAGCAGGCTCATCAGCCACAGCCGGCGCCACTCGGCGAAGTAGGCCGGGTGCAGGCGCAGGGCCTTCGCGACCAGCTCGATACGACGCATCGAACCGATCGGGTCACGCACGCTCACGATGTCCCTCTCGCCGGTCATGTAGCGGGTCAGCAACGTCTGGTGGATGCCGATCTGGACCGCCAGGGACCGCACACTTCGACCGTCGAGGGCGTCGTGGAGGGCCTCTCCGAACGGCTTGACGGAGAACTCGGGCGTAGCCACGAGGTCCCACAGCTCGTCGAGCGTCGGGGGCCGGTCGACGCCGTAGGTGGCCTGGTAGACGTCGGCCAGGAGCCGGTGGAGCACGTCGGGGTGCTCGTCGAGGTACCGCTCCCAGAAGTCGGGGTCGGCGCTGTGGTCGCCGAGCGGGTGGTCCTCGAGAACCCGCTGCCAGCCCGCCACCTACAGCTCCCTGATCCAGAAGCGCTGTTCGTTGGTGCGGAAGTACTCGTCGATGGCGCGGAACTCGGGCGCCATGTACTCCATGACCCACGTGATGATGTCGTCGCTGGACTCGAAGCCGAGCTTGCGTCGCTCGTTCTCGTTCGAGCGCTGGTAGGCCCCGCACAGGGCGAACAGCTCGTGGGTCAGCTCCAGCGCGCGGCCGAGTTCGCGCTCACGCTTGATGCCGTGCTGCTTGGCGGCCAGCTTGAGCTTGGTGATGTACGCCCCGACCGAGTCGGTCGCGTCCTTGTCGCGCACCGCCTTGGTGAGCCCCAGGTCCTTCTGGATCTCCTGGATCTGTGAGGCGCACTCCTTGACGGTGCGCCGGCAGGCGACCTCCTCGGCCGGCTCCAGGTCGACGTACTGGTAGTCGCAGCCCGCCGAGAGCCACCACTGGGCCCGGTACATCTGGACTTCCAGCAGCAGCAGCCGATCGAGGTGGCGCAGGTCGCTGGCGACCGTGAACGTGAACTCCGCGAGGTACTTGTCGCGGGCTTCCTCGTAGAACGACTTCTCGACCTTGCTCAGGAGGTGGATCTCCTGGCCGGTGAGGCTCTTGACCTTGAACCGCGAGGCTCGCGTGTCGACCGACACGTCTTTGGTCATGCGTTACTGCACGATCTGGGCTGTCCTCCCAGCTTACCGATCGTGTCGCAGGAACGTCATCACTTTCGCTGCGCCGCGCGCTTCTCTCTCGCCAATCGGCGCTCCTTCGCGCGCCGGGTCCGGTCGCGGTGGTCCTCCTTGGCGTACATCTTCGCCAGGGCGTTCTGGTTGAGGGAGCCGGGGCTCTCGACGCCGGCCTCCTCGATCGGCGCGAGGGCGCGGAGCTCGGTCAGGATGCGCTCGGGCCAGTCCTTCGGGCGCCACATCTCGGCGTCCTCGCCGGCAGCCTGCAGGGCCTGCATCCACTGCCGCTCCTCCCGCGTGCCCCTGCTGGTCGGCGACCCGAGCTCGCGAAAGATGACGCCGTTCGAGCCGAGGATCATCAAGTCGATGTGGCGAGTCGGCATGGACGCGACCCCGAGGGCCTCGATCGCGTCCATCACCAACGCCGCCAGCTGCTCCTCGGTCCAGTTGTCCTGGCCCTTCAAGTGTTCGCCGCGGATCATGCCGTCCATCCCATCTCTCTCATCTTCGCCGTCGTAGCGGGCTTGCTACGGGCGTCCTTGCTGGCCTCCAAGATCATGTCGGCCTCCTGCGCCTTCACGAACAGGTAGGGCCGCACGGCCAGGAGGAACGTCCGGGCCCGTGCCCCCGTAAGCGACCACCGGGCCGTCACCGACTGCACGTGCAGGTGGGCCTCGGTGCAGTGCTTCCCGCACCCCAGGCGCTTGTAGTCGCGGGTCACCATCGTGACCTTCATCCCGGTCAGGTCGGCGAGGCGCTGGGCGATCGGCAGATGCGGGGTCGAGACGAAGACGCTGGGGAGCTGGCTGCCGGCGTCGGTCTCCCGCAGGCGCAGCAGGCCGAGGGAGTCGACCACTCCCCCGCACCACGCGATCTCGGCTTCGGTGATCTTCATCGCCGGCCCTCGATGAACTCGCGGCGCAGGCG